AAGATTAAAGACAACGGGCTAGGACTATTCAAGGTGGTGTTGCGTGAAAACAACCGCTGGAGAACAGTGCAGGAAGAAAACGGAACCCTGTGCCTGGCAGACAGCATTTGGAAGACCGAAGTTAACCGCCAAGGGTGGGACAATGACGGCTTTGGCCTGCAACTGTTTGACGACTGGTCAAGCACTGAGATTGCCAACATCTGCCGCGCAATGTATGACGACATCTTCACTGAAGAGCAACAGCTTGAAAAGAACCAGTGGTTCATCCACATGGTCAAGTATGCTATGAGCGAAAGCTCATACCTTGAGTGGGCGTTCAAGACCAGCTTTATTAAGATCAACCAGACACAACGCGGTATCAAGCAGATCCCAGTCTACCAGCGTGACAACCAAGACCTCATCCGTCAATACATCGAAGAAGTCAAGCCATACCACAGCAAGATTTCAGAGTTTGTGTTGCAGTATGACGGCAGCGATGTCACCACGCTGAACACAACTGACTTTGACCTGCCAGCTTACTTCAACTTCTCAACTGGCACTTACCGTAGCCCAACTGGCGCAACTGTTGAGGACGATATCGTTCTTGACCTGGCACCATACACGGACTGGAAGAACAACTACACACTCAGCCTTGACAGCGTTGACGTGGCGTTTGGTAGCGAAGGCTACTTTACTCCACCAGAACTGCGAGTTGTAGGTGGCGGCGGTAGCGGCGCAACAGTGACCAGCGTTGTAGCAAGTGGACGTATTGTTGCAGTGGTTGTAACCAACCCAGGCAGCGGATACATCACTACTCCAAGCATTGAAGTTCTGCAATACAGCGACAACCCAGCGCGATTTGCTCCTCACATGGTAAACCGCCAGGTGCGCAGCTTTGACACTACGATGAAGTTTGACAGAATTGCCAACAACACTGGCTGGCTGGTCCAGTTCTTGGACAGCTTTGGACAACCAGTTGACGTGCGCGGTGAACTCATTAGCCGTGTAAGCGGCAAGCATGGCGTGCTTGACGAAGTTGTAAACATTCTAAGCGGCGGCGCATGGCTGATAGCTGATGCACAGTCGCTGGTATGGCCAGTTGAACAAGCACCAAACATTCGCTTCTTTGACGACAACAGTGGTCGTGTTCAGATCTTTACAGGACGCGACAACCGTGGATGGAACGACATCTTCCTGCAGAACTACATCCGCAGCTTGGGCATCAGTGCCGGCGTTAACGGTCTTGACGTAAGCGGAACCACAGTGGTAACTGATGGTGCGCTTGCACAAATGGCACCTAGCTTGCTCAGCTACGTGAATGGCGTTACTTACTTTGAGGGAGAGATTATACTCAACAACGACGCGCTTTACCGTGTAACTGCACAGTTCACAGCCGGCCCAGAGTTTGACTTGACCTACCTAGAAGACTATACTGGTGCAGACCTTGAAAGCCATCTAAACCGCACTTGGGCATACTACAAACCCAAGGATGGTATGTTGGGTCGCGACCTTGGACAACTGTTTACCGGCACTGTATTCCCAGGTGTCACAGTAATTGGTGCAAACTACAGCCAGAACCCAGGCTTTGACGTTGGTGGATTTGACAACAACGCATACGACCTCAGCGTGATTGGGCCTGAAGGTGTGCCAGTGCTTGACCCAAGCATTTTGGATCAAACACTTTACAGCCAATACACTGACAGTGAACTGGGCACTCGTCCAGAGGACATCATCACTGCTGGCGGCAGCTATGTTGACAGCTACCACAGCCATGCACCAGAAGAGCATGTCCCAGGTCAAGTGTTTGATACGCTGAACATTCGCGTTCACACCATCACCACCAGCCAAGCAAGCCGCACCAATGGCTTTGCTCCACTGTTGAAGGTAAACCGTTACTTCACTGACGGCGTAACAACCCGCTTCAAGTTTGAAGAAACTCACAGCGGCGATTACCTGCTGGTATATCGTCAAGCTGGTGGACCACGTTACCGCAATGTGGCTGCTAGTGGGCAGGACCTGCCAGTATCGATCCCACCAGGCAGCTTCTACGAAGTGTCTAACAACCGTTCATACACGGTTGACTACGACACCAAGGAGATTGTGTTTGCTAACCCACCAATGGCTGACGACGTGATGACAATTTACAGCTATGACCAGGCTGGTGAAAGCATTATCTCAACCACAACGCTGCGCGGCGATGGCTCAACGTTTGAGTTTGAGATTGTGGCTCCATATCCTCAGATCGCGCAAACGCTGATTCTCATTGACGGTGTTGAGACCAACGAGTATGTGATCTCTCAAAGTGCAGACCTTGACAAAACCACCATCACGTTTGACAACGTGCCGGCAGTTGACGTCCATATCACTGTGGTAGCAAGTGGCGACTTTGAGCGCAACAGCATCAGCAAGATCTACACGCAACTTGAGATGGTAAGCGACACTGTTCGCACAGTGACGCTGGATGAAGATGTGCGTTACGATCGCAGCAAAGACACTGTGATGATCGTTGAGCTTAACGGTGTGCGTCTGCGCCCGGGCAACACCAACTACTACACTGGTGACGCTAGCACAGTGGTGTTTAGCTTGCCAACCAGTGACAGCGAAGTTTACACCAGCTTGACATATGCTGATGTTCAAGTGTGGATAGACGGCGAACAGGCTGGTATCTCCGACTACGTTCTAAGCACGGCAGATGGCAGCACCATTCCTTATGTTACGTTCTACACTGCCCCAGCAGATGGCGCCGACATCAGCGTTACCTACCTGGGTAACGCAGAATACTTCTACGACACCAACAACACTGTTACCATTCGTGGTAGCGTGACTGTGGGTGATGGCAACTTGCTGGCAATCACTACGTTTAGCAGCCACGACGTTTACAAGATCAAGACCAAGGTGTTTGTGGGAACAGACCAGCTGATTGAAACTGAAGAAAGCGTTCCTGGTTTCGACAGCGGTGGATTTGACATGAGCGGATTTAACAGCCTTGAAACAGTGTCACGGATCAAGATTGCATACCCAATCGACGTGGATCAAAACGACGCCAATGCTGTTTATATGAGCATCGACAGTATTCGTCAAGACCCAGGTTACGACTACACCATCAGAGACGGTGTCATCACGTTGGATCCAAACATTGTTATCACCAACACCACCGTGCTGGTAATTACATGGATGAGCAGCAACTCATATCGCCCAGCGTCAACGTTCCAGATCTTCCGCAGCATGAGTGGCGAGACTCTTTACAACCGTCTAACAGTCGATCAAAGCGCAAAGCTGACGTCAGAACTGACGCTGACCAGCACTGTTATCCAGTTGGATGACGCCAGCGGGTTTGATGAACCATCACCAGAAGGCGGTATCCCAGGTGTGATCTACATCAACGGCGAGCGCATCACTTACTACACCAAGAGCGGCAACATCCTTGGTCAGATTCGTCGTGGTGTTGGCGGCACCGGTGCTAAAATACACAGTATCGGCAGCACTGTAATCAACGTAGGCCCAAGCACCAACATTCCAAACAGCACTGAAGGCACCTGGTATAACCTAGGCGACGGCAGCGCAGCGGATGGCAACGGTCTGCAAAGCAGCAACACCATCCCAGGCCGCTTTATCACAGAGCGTGTCGGCCTCCCAATCGACACATAAATATATGGAAGACAACATGACAGATCAACAGAAAAAAGAGGATAGCAAATTGCAACAGCCAAACGAACAGGGCGGTATCAAAGTCGAGGGTCACATTAAGATCTTCGATCCAGAGACCAAGGAAGTTTTCATTGACAAGCGCAATGCGATCCACTATGAGAACATGAGTGAAGCACTGGCTACTACGCTGGCCAACAAGTTTACAGGGTTCATCCACGAGATGCACTTTGGCAACGGTGGCACCAGCGTTGACCCTACCGGTGTTATCACCTATCTTCCAGCCAACAACACAGGCGCCAGCGCCAACCTTTACAACCCAACCTACTACAAGGTTGTGGATGACAACAGCGTTCTAAACCTAGACTCAAGTCGTAACAAGCTTGAAGTGCGACACACGCCTGGCCTGGTTTACACAGACATCCTCATCAGCTGCCTACTAGACTACGGCGAGCCAAGCGGCCAGCAAGCGTTTGACAACACCACCAACTTTGACGACGAGTTTGTGTTTGACGAACTGGGACTGAAAAGCTGGAACGGCGAGGCCGGAACCGGCAAGCTGCTGACTCACGTGGTATTTCACCCTGTGCAGAAAAGCTTGAACAGACTGATCCAGATTGACTACACAGTTCGTATTCAAACGCTGACACAACTCGGAACAATTTAATAGCACCACTTAATTGCTGGTGATAAATACAATCATAATCCAGGAGAGTGGAATGCATTTGATTTACATGATCGAAAACAAGCTAAACGGTAAAAAATATGTCGGGAAGTCAAGTAACCCAGCATTGCGCCGTCTTGCTCATTTCACAAAATCTCATAACATTCATTTGCAACGTGCCATTGGCAAATATGGAATTGAAAACTTTGAGTTTCTGATCCTACAGGAAGGACTAGACGACTATTCAGTTGATGCAGCAGAAAAAGCTCACATTAGTGAGCAAAAAGCATTCACTGATGGATACAATTTAACACCTGGCGGCGAAGGTGGAAATACCTTGCTTGACAGGGAAGTTGCAAAAAAGCACTCAGATGCAACTTCTAAGGCAAAACTAGGCAAAACGCGAAAGCCCTTTACAGCAGAGCATAAGCAAAAGTTAGCTAAGACTCTGGTCTTGAACAACAAACTAAGGGCAAAGCCTGTGTTGGTTGAAGGCCAGACTTTCGAATCGCAAAGTGCTGCGAGCCGTGCTCTCGGAATTGGGCAAACAACAATAAACTATCGTCTGAACGCCGGAGCGCCGGGATATAAATACCTACATAACATGGAGATTTAATTGTGGCATACACAGTGAACAGAACAAGCGGTGCGACACTGACAACTATTGCAGACGGCACCATCGATAGCACCACAGACCTGGTGTTGATTGGTAAAAACTACAGCGGCTACGGCGAATTGCTTAACGAAAACTATGTCAAGCTGCTAGAAAACTTCAGCGCCGCCGACCAACCAGCAAGTCCACTTAGCGGACAGCTATGGTGGGACAGCTTTAACAACCTGCTAAAAGTCTACACTGGTAGCGCCTTTAAGGTCGTCGCCGGCGCAACTTCGAGCAGCGTTGCTCCAAGCGGTGGCAGCGCAGGCGACCAATGGTTTGACAACGTAAGCGAGCAGCTTTACGTCTACAACGGCAGCAGCTGGGTTCTTATCGGACCAAGCTTTACCAGCGTAACTGGAACGTCAGGTGCAGTTGTTGAAACGATTGCCGACACCCTTGGTTCGAACCACGTTATCGTTAAGCTGTTCGTCAACGAAGACATCGTTGGTATCATCAGCAAAGACAGCGTGTTTACACCAGCCAGTGCAGTAACTGGTTTTGCAAACATCAACCCAGGTATCCAGCTCAGCACTGCCGTTAGCGGTGCGACATTTAAGGGAACCGCAACCAACGCAGACTTGCTAGACAACCTCAACAGCACACAGTTCTTGCGCAGCGACACCAACACCACACTTAGTGGCGGTATCCTTGCAGTTGCACACGACCCAGGTATCAGCGTAGGTGCTGGTGGTGACTTCACAGTAAACATCACAGCAGGCGTTAACGTCAACCTAGCAAACGCAACAGCAGACGGCGACTTTATCGTCAACGTAAACCGTAGCAGCGGCGGTGTTCTTGCAGCACTTGCAATCGACGGTGCAACAGGCTATGTAAGCCTTGGCCGTAGCCCAGTAAACGGTAACGACAGCTTGAACGTTGCAACCACTGCATGGTGCTATGACAACGTTATCACTCGTGACGGCGCTGTGACTATGAACGGCGACTTCGTTCCAGCAACAAACCTAACATACGACCTCGGCACAGTCAGCTTCAAGTGGGACAACGTGTGGGCCGAGACACTAAACGGAACAGCAATCAGCGCTCTATACGCCGACCTTGCAGAACGTTTTGAGGCAGATGCAGCATACGTTCCTGGCACAGTTGTTGAACTTGGCGGTAGCGCAGAAGTTACTGCCGTTGCAGACGAACTAAGCGAGAGCGTGTTTGGTGTGGTCAGCGGCAAAGCAGCTTACCTAATGAACAGCGGCGCAGGCGACAACGACACTCACCCAGCTATTGCAATGACCGGACGTGTTCCTGTCCGTGTAATTGGCACAGTGATGAAGGGCCAGCGCCTTGTAAGCGCAGGTAACGGAGTTGCTCGTGGTGCAGCACCAGGTGAAGCCAACAGCTTCAACACAATTGGTCGCGCGCTAGTGGACAAGCTAACTGTTGAAGAAGGTTCAATCCTGGCAGTTGTTAAGATCAACTAAGAGCAAGGGACCAGCATGACTTATAGCGTAGGCGGGCGAATACAAACTACTGACTACAATGGCTTTGTAGCCAGTGTTAACGCTCTATGGGGCGTAGGTAGCGGCAACAGCGGCTATGGTCAGACCAACCCACTATCTACTGTTGCGGCAAGGAACGTTGTTACTGCCGCGCAGTGGAGCACACTTATTGCCCGTATCAACAGCATGAGACAACACCAGAGCGGCGTTACCAGTGGACTAACCAGTCCTGTAGCTGGTGACGTTATCACCTATCTCAGCACCATGAGCGGACAGATCAGCACCTGCACTACCAACAAGTTGTTGAGTGACGGAGTCGGAGAAACAACCGCCGCCGCTGCATCGGCGTACGGAAATTGGTACGGCGAGAGCTTTGCAGATCGCATCTGCACTATGACATTTGCCAGTGCCAACCAGATGCGTTACTTTTTCAACAGCGGCGGTAGAGTTGAATGGAATGCTGCCAACAGCTTCTTTCAGTATGACAGCGAAAGAAACATACGATGGGAACGCATGGCCGCGGACCTAGCCACACAAACCATCACTGGTAGCAACTTCTACAACATGACCACATCGTATGTAAGCTACGCTACCGCAACAGGCTATAGCGATAACTACGGCACCAACACACTGTTTCTACAGGCGCGCCTCAACGCCGCCCCAGGTAGCAGCACTATCTTGTATCTCCGCGCTTACTTTGCGGACGACGCTGCCAACCTCTACCTCTATGACGCAGCGTACGGGACCCCCGCAGTGCAGGCAACGGCCTACCAGCCAGCCACGCCCCTTTATCTGGCCAAAACCTGGGGCACTATAACAGGCGGTAACAACAACACCGTTACTCAGGCCTAAGGTTGACAGCCGGCCTGTTCTATGTTATAGTTAAACATGACTGAAATAGAGCAACTCGCAAAAGAGACCTGGGACCGCCGTTTGGCGTATAAAAACCTCGAAGCCCAGCATCACAACATGCTGCACTTTGCCTTCCAAGGCGGGATGTGGCGAGCCGACACCCTTACCATCAGCTTTTTGACAGCGTTTCAAGACGTGGAAAGCATAGTAATGGCCGACATTTACAACGTGCCACGACGTGTCAACCCTGTTGAGCTTCTTGCACTGTGCAAGGAAAAATACCAATTCATGGCCAACAGTTGGGCAGACCAATACGCCGAACTAGGCAAAATCAGAAAGGCCAGTGATGTCTAATGGGGTTCTACTGGCAGCATTTGACAGCGTAACAGACAGCGGGCGTTACTTAGACTACCGCCGTATGGCACAGATTGTGGCCAACCTAGTGCGCAAGCGTCTGCGGGTCCCTGTGGCGGTGATGACCAACAGTCACCTAGATGGCTTTGATCAAGTGATACTGGTAGAGCCGCCCGCAGCCGCAACCAGGGTAGCCAAGTTTGGGCCAATTCATGAGACCTACGCTTGGCGCAACGACGTGCGTCGCAGTGCGTTTGCACTGTCACCATTTGACCGCACACTGATGATGGATGTGGACTACTTTCCCATCTCCGACAACCTACATTCAGTGTTCCACAGCGACGCCCCGTTTATGATTGTGCAGGAGACCTACGACCCCGCCGGCAAGAATCAGTGGAGCAAATACGACACGCTGCCCAACAACACCATCCCGCAACTGTGGGCCACTGTGATGTGCTGGGACAAAAACGCCGCACACCACTTTGAATACGCTAACAGCATTGCTGAGAACTACCCGTTCTATGCTGCTATGTTTGGCTTCCCCAAGACGCCGCTGCGCAACGACCTAGTGTTTAGCATTGTAGGGCATCAGCTGGGATACGCGCCCATCCCGGGGCGTATGATGATGACTGGCGCCGACACCAAGCTGCTTGGGCCACGACCAAACCCTGTGAGGTCACTGCGCTTGCGCACCAAAGAAAACCAAGTGCTAAACATCAACTCGGACATTCACGTTATGGACAAAAGTTTGGCCAGCAACAAAGACGTCCTGGAGACTCTGTATCAATGGAGCCTCTAGTCTATCTCAAAAAGTATGCGGGATCGCATGGATACGTTGCCAGGGTAGGGCACAACGAGCACGTTGACTACCTTGAGCAAGCTTACGTCCAGGCCCTCAGCATCAAGCTTACACAAACCACCAACAATTATGCGCTGATCGTAGACAATGCCACACTGTCGCGGCTAGAGTCCAAGCACCTCGGTGTGTTTGACGAGATCATTCACGCACCTGGTGAATGGAACTGGGCACGAGAATGGGAGGTGCGCGGCCTATCACCGTGGCGCCACACCATCAAGCTAGACACCGACGTGATCCTGCCAGCCAGCATTGATGCCTGGTGGGATATATTCTCCAACCACCGCGTCCTTTTCCCCACCCGTGTTGAAACGTTTCGAGGCGACACTATCACAGCACGTCACCACCGCCAACTGTGGGACGACAACAACCTGCCCAACATCTACACCGCGTTCTACTACTTTGACGACCGTGGCCCAGACAGCGCAGAGTTCTTTGCCATTGCCCATGCAGTGAGCGAAAACTGGGCGTGGTTCGCCACTGAGTTTCTGAAGAACAACACCAACCCAGCGCCACGTGACGACGAGATCTTTAGCATCGCCGCAGCCATTTACGGCGAGGAGCGTTGCACACTGCCCGGCGCGTCTGTGCCCAGCTTTGTCCACATGCGGGAATCGTTGCAGGGACTGCCCAATGACCTACCATGGCACGAGCAGATACATACTGAGCTAAGGCAGAACGTTTGGATAGGGCACTACCCACAAACACTGCCCGTCCACTACGTTTCAAAGACGTGGCCCACTTGGGAGATCATCAACCACTATGAACGAGAATACGAAAAACTTCTGGGCAGCACTGGCCGAACCTGAGCCTGTTCCAGTGACCCCGCATTGGTATCTGGTTTACAACGATGAAGGACGCCCAGTTGAGGTTACCAGCGAATTGCCCAGTGGTAAGTATATAGAGATTGACCGCAAGACTGCGCGACGCAATCCTACAATGACACGGGGATGGCTGGTGGTAGACGGCCTGCTAACTTACACACCACCCAACACCGAGTTGTTTGCCACTGCAAGGCGCAAATACATACCGCCTTTGGATATTGAATTTGGTGACTACAACATGCTAATATTAAGAGATGCAGATAGAAATCAGTGAACTAGACGTTGTCTACCTAAGCTACGATGAACCCAAGAAGGAAGAGTTCTGGGCGCAAATCTCTGCTGAGATACCCTGGGCAACACGAGTGGATGGTGTCAAAGGCAGCGATGCAGCACACAAAGCAGCGGCAGCCGCTAGCGGCACCGACCTCTTCATACTCATTGACGGTGACAACATACCCAACTGGGACTTTTTCAACCAGACCTTAGAGGTGCCTGAGACTCCGTTTGCGGACCGATGGAAAGCACTCAACCACATTAACGGGTTGACGTATGGCAACGGTGGCCTCAGCATGTGGCACCGAGACTTTGTAGCTGGAATGCGCAGCCACGAGCACACCGACGGCGACCCAGCCAACGACGTGGAGTTTTGCTTCCTGCCAGGCTATCACGCTATGCACGATGTGTGGAGCACAACCTATCCCAATGGCAGTCCCAAGCACGCCTGGCGCGCCGGCTTCCGTGAGGGCGTGAAGATGTGCCTGGGCCGCGGTGTTCCGTTCACGCGCGCTAACCTAGACAAGATGCACCCACAAAACCTACGCGCGCTGCGAGTGTGGCACAACGTAGGGCGCGATGTGGAAAATGGCGAGTGGGCAATCTGGGGCGCGCGTCACGGCACCTGGATGACTATGCTGGGAGACTGGGACTATCGCCAGGTGGCAGACTTTGACGCACTAGATGCACTGTGGGATAGCAATGGCCGAGTAGAGCTGCCGTCGGTGCAGTCTCGTCAGCTGGGCGATGATCTCAGTCGCCGTCTTGGGATGAGCATGGTGGACTGGGACGCCAATGACAGCCGTTTCTTCAAGGCCACCACCATCCCGCACAAGAACAAAGGGATTGCCCACCGTGAGTGATTACCTCAGTGACGCGCTACGAGCAAAGGACGCGCTGGCTACAGTGAGTGAATCATTCTGCTTGGCAAAGTGGAAGCAGACTAGCCTGCACCTCACTACAGGCCACACCAATAGCTGCTACCACCCACCGATGCACAAGATACCCACAGATGACCTAGCCACCAATCCCAGCAGCCTGCACAACACGCCACACAAAAAGGCCAGACGCGCTGAGATGCTGGCCGGCGTTAAACACCCTGAGTGCAGCACCTGCTGGCGTGCCGAGGACAGTGGCAATCTCAGTGACCGTCACTACCGCAGCGGCGAGCCATGGGCGTGGACTAGTTTTGATGAGATCCGGGCTGCACCGGCCGACCGAGATGTGACACCCAGCTATGTGGAGGTTAACTTCAGCAATGTGTGCAACCTAGCCTGCACCTATTGCAGCCCACAGTTCAGCAGCACCTGGGCCGCGCAGCTTGAGGCATATGGTGCCTATCCAACCAGCAACCGCCACAACGATCCAGCTCACTTTACCGGCGAGAACCGTGTAATCCCCAACAGAGAAGCCAACCCTTATGTTGACGCATTCTGGGCATGGTGGCCAGAGCTGTATCCAGAACTCAAGCACTTTCGCATGACAGGTGGTGAGCCACTGATGGACAA